CTGCTGAATGTTGTGGCGTGATCATACATAAGATCAATAATTTCTTCGTCGGTCATGCAAGTAGACGTTAAGGGCGGAGGCAGTCTAGAATGAAAATAGGTTTTTCGTATAGCTTGTGTTCATCTTTAACAACCAGCCGCTAAGCCCCGACAGCGCATTTACTGACCCGGCTACTGGTACGCAATACCCAGCCAATTGGCTGCGATTGGCGTCACCTGAAGAGCGGGCTGCGATCGGCATTACTGAAGTGCCCGATCCGGTGCCATACGACCAGCGGTTTTACTGGGGGCCAGAACTACCTAAAGATCACACGCAACTGGTGGAGCAGTGGACAGCGCAGACACGCACCACAGCAAATACGCTGCTGGTACCTACTGACTGGCAGGTAATACGCGAGGCGGATAACGGCAAGCTGATGTCCGCTGAAACCAAAGCCGACCGTCAATTTATCCGTGAAGCAGCAGGTAGTAAGATCGAGGCGATTAATGCCACCACTACTACCGCTGAACTAGCGGCGTACATTACAAGCAATGATTACAGCAATTGGAGCCCTGTCCCTGAGCCTATTGTTGACGACGGGGTGGTGCCTTTTAGCAATGGCAGCACTTCAGCAGGGTTCTGAGCCGGTAGAATAACGGCAACAGCAGCTTGGACCTTGATTGAAATTCTTGCTGCTGCGGCAGGCGCCTTAATTTCCGCTTGCTGCGTGGTGAGCATGACGGCAGGCAGTCGCAATGAAGAATCTCGTATAGCAATCACAAAGTTGACTACAAGCTTGGACCATATTTCTGGAACTCTTGAGGTTATCCATGTTGATATGCGCGAGACCAACCGTGAATTGTTTGGCCGGCTATCGCTTGTTGAGCAAAGAGTAAGTAAAGTTGAAGCGACCACCACCCTTTAATTGTTGTGGAATTTTTATCCCATCCAGCCTTTTGGATTGTTGTAGCAGCAGCTTCCGAGCTAATTGGCATGTCCCGCCTTAAATCAAATGGCATTATTCAATTGGTGTTCCAAATCCTTAATCTTCTTAAAGCAAAAAAGGGTTAATCAGCTTTGGCAAACCAGCCTGGGAGCGTGAACTCGAATTCGCCATTCGCAAATGGTGGTTTGAGAAGACGCTGCCAGCCAAGCTGGATGCTGCCGAGGCTGAATGGCACAAGGCGCAACCGCTACCGCCGCCACCCATCGTGATAGAACACTCGATCAACGATGAATTGCAAACTGGCGCCAGCCGGTTGTTAGGTGGTGAAATCTCAATCCATGCCCCTTACGACCGAAACTGACATGTGCATTCCTGGTATGCAACAGATGATGGGCCAAATGAGCGGGAGACCTAATTTGCTAATTGCAAATCAAGGGCCTAGCACTCCCGTAAAGTATGACGAAAAGATGGGGGTATTTGCTCCTAACCAGGGAGCAGGACGCCCTGGCCAAGTGCGTTTGAAAAACCCACCCAAGGGCATGGCCTAAATTATTTCTTCTTAGCCTTGGGTGGTTTAGCTGTTTTAGCTGATTCTTTAAAATCTTTAGCGGTAGGTGCGCCAGCTGCGCCAGGTTCACGCATTTTTTCTCCAGAGCCTGCCTTGATGCGGGCTTTTTTGCGTGCAATGTTGATGTAAAGGCCAGCTTTAGCGTCAGCCATTAGTAACCCTTTTTGCCGCCAGTGCCTTTAGAGCCTTTACCGCCTTTTTTCATGGGTTTAGTTGAGATGCAGGCGTATCATACAAGCAATCCCCGTAAGTTATGAGCAGCTTTCTTTTTGCCGTTAAGGCCACTCATAAGCCACCAATGCCTCACCAACAGGCCGCTTGGAATTTTGCCTGGGATCAACTTGACGAAAAGCAAAAAGCTGAATTTTTGGTGTTATTTCGGTCTGACCCACCACAAAAAGCAGCATTAATTGGCAAGGTACTATTAAATGTTAAGTATGAATACCAGCTGGACAATGCCAGTGGCAGCGGATATAGAGAATGTTTCAGTAGTTCATGCGCCATGGTTGCAAATTTTTGGGGCAAGGTTGAAAATGACGACGCATATAACAGAATTAGAGAACGGTACGGCGACACAACAAGCAGTAGCGCTCAAATTTCAGCATTACGTTCGCTTGGCCTTGACGCACGGTTAGTAACCAACGCCAGTGCTGGTGTACTAGAAGCAGAATTAAAAGCTGGGCGCCCTGTACCTGTTGGGTGGCTTCACAAAGGAAATAACTGGAATCCCTCGGGGGGCGGCCATTGGTCTGTGGCTATTGGATTTGACGACACGCATTGGATCCTCCACGACCCCAATGGGGAAGCAGATTTAATAAATGGCGGTTACGCTAATCACAACAATGGAAAAGCAATTCGCTATTCCAAAGTAAACTTCAACCGGCGTTGGTGTGTCAGTGGCACGTCAGACGGTTGGGCGATCCTCTGCAAACCGCTTGACCCCCATGGTTGAAGTCATCCGCCACAGTCCAGAGCTTATGGAACTACGGATTCCATACACCTCCACCAAGGTTCCGTTTAATTTTTTTCTAGCTTCTGACATTCACCTTGACAATCCAAAATGCAAACGCAAGTTGTTTGCTAAACATTTAAACGAGATGCAAGAGAAGGGGGGGAAAGCACTTTTTTTTGGGGACATCCTCTGTTTAATGCAGGGCAAGAAGGATCGTAGAAGCGATAAGTCGAGCATCCGGCCTGAACATTTGGCTGGCAACTATTTTGACGTTGTGTTTGAAGAAGCAGCTGAGTTTTTAAAGCCGTGGGCCAAGGATATTGTGATGCTAAGTGACGGCAACCACGAGACAGCGATTATTAACCACAACGAAGTAAACCCGCTTCGGCATGTGTCAAGAATGCTGCAAGCTTATGGCAGCAAGTGTGAACACATGGGGTATCAGGGGTTCGTTTGGATAACGTTTTATCAGGAAGGCCGTGAAAATGCGCAACAAAAGCAAGAAAAAGTTAGACGTTTGACGTTAGCTTTTCACCATGGAGCGTGGGGTGGCGTTGTAAGCAAAGGTATTAACGGTGGAATGCGATACTTTTCAATATTTCCCACGGCGAACATAGTGGTAAACGGTCATAACCATGAGCGGACAATAGTCGAGCATCCGTGTCATTCTGTCATGAATAGCGGCGAAGTGTTTACAGATGTTAGATACCATTGTCAATTAGGTACGTACAAGGAAGAATTTAGGGGCGGGGGGGGATTTGCCGTGGAGCGAATAGTTATGCCAAAGGCGATTGGAGGGCTTGTTATGTCATTGCGTCCCAGGCAAAGCAGCGGCGTAGAGATTGTACTGCAGCCTGCCGTATGCACCATTACGTTGTCGAAGTATGGGCTCTTATTGCTGTTTACAGCCCCTATGACGCCGAGACAGTGGAAGACAACATGGCTTCCATGTTGAAAGAAATGGCAGCTAGCGATGGCCACTTGCTTACTCATGACGTTAATTCCTATTTACTTCCTGAATTAAATGGAACACCAGATTGATGAAACTGAACTTCTTTCTAAAAAAATTACAAAGGCTAAGTTTAGAAAATCAATCATAGAAGAATGGGGTTCTTGCTGTTATGTATGCGGCAATCATTTTGATAAGATTACGCTGGATCATATTGTGCCCAAAAAAGCGGGTGGGCACACAACTAGGTTTAACCTGGCAACCTGTTGCAGTCTTTGTAACCGCAGGAAGGGGCATCAACCGGTGTTTGAGTGGTGGTCGCAAACAGAAATGTGGGATTTGGCCCGTGTTATTCGGCTGATTTCATGGCTACGTCGCGCTAATAATTAATGCGGCAATGCATTAAGGTGATCAAGTAAGCGATTTAAATACCATTTGGCTTTAGCAGCATTAAGTATTGGATCGTCTTTATCCCACATCCGAAGGATATAGCGCAATACATGCGCTTGACAGTTTCCCAATACTGGCGAGGGAGCCCGACAAATAGCGTCTTCAATAATGTCAATAACTTCCGCTCGACCTGCGGTGTAGTGAGCTGGAGAATTGACTGGATCGGTCATGGTGTAGGGAGGAAATACTGAAAAAATGTTCTTAAGGCATCGCCAGTTGGGGTCCCAGCCGATGCCTTAAGAACCTTAAGCACTTCTTTGTGGGTCTCAAAAGATGTAGTGCCACCGTCCCGGTAGACCGTATACCGAATGCCGTCTGGCAGGTGCATACCAGGTGCCACCGTTGCGTATACCTGGAACGTGCCCCCGTCAAACGTGCGGTTGATACCGGCAAGAGGCGGTTCAATACCGCAAGCCCGAAGTATTGAAGTTTTCAACACGCTTTCAGGGATCATGCTGAGCTGTTTCCAAGAGGGTGTGCTCATTGTTTTATTCGGCTGATTTCATGGCTACGTCGCGCTCATACATCTCATACAGCTGACGATAAAACACAATAGCTTGCCATTTTTGGCTGTGTTGTTTAACTAAACCGTTGTAGGTAATAGTACACAAGACTCCGCTAGGAGTATCTGCGTTTGGCTCCATAAAAATAACGGGAGGGGTCATTGGGGTTTCTCACAAGTGATGGCATCACGCGGAAATATTGAAGGGTGCTCAACGGGGAACGGAAGTGCATCCCAACTTACGTCTTGGCTAGCTAATTCCCAAGCCATAGCTTCGCTTTGGGCTACCACTATGGTTTGAAAAGAGCCGCGGCTTATATTGCGAAAAGGATAGCGATAGAGTCCCGGCACACGGACCACCCAAACCTTAGATTTCTTAAGCCGTTGCCCGTGATTGCATCCAGGTGCCGCTGCTTTTCTTGGCCACTTTTGCCAGATCCATTCCCATAACTTGAGCGTCAAGTGCACCGTCAATATTACCCATAAAGGCTTCTAACTCTAGATCCCAGAGTTCGTCTTTACGGTCAGCCATGGCTTTGTCTTCATCAATGGCAAGGGATTCGTTCCAGTATTCGATCACACCTGCCAAAGCATCTAAACGGTCGTCGTGCTGCAGGCAGTTTTTGTCGTAGGTGATGTGGGTCAGCTGGTGGAATAGCTGATATGCCAGTTTGCGTTCAATGGTGTCGTCGTCGCGGCCGCGGCTATCGGCTTCAATGACAGACCTGTTCACGATAAGCCTGTGTTGGTTCAATACTGGTTCAAGTGCACTAATGATGCGGCGTTCTTTTTGTACGTTGCTGCGTACTGGTTCGACTGTGCAAGGGTGATGTTGACGTAAATAAGGCTTTAGGAGTGATTCCAACATGCCTTGGCCGAATTGGTCCTCAAGCAGAATAAGGTTTACCTTATTACGCTTTGCTGCAATAGCTAAACCTTCCAAAACTGCTTCGGTGTATCCATCGGAAAACGCTCCAGCCTCTAGGAGGAAGAGGTTGCCGTTTAAATGCGCGACAACAGCGTAAGCAGTTTCGTCAGCACCCCTACCGGACGGGTCAATGAACATGGCGCATCCAGCAAAAGGCAACCAATCACCGTGGATAAATGCAGGGCGGTGGTAGTAATCGCCGGAAAAGCCAACTGCGGGAAGATCGGTAATGCGATATTCAGCACCGGTAGACCATATAAGTTTTTCAGGCGCATGATCTGACACTTCAATAACCATTAAATCTGCCAACTTAAGCGGAAACCGCTGCATGTCAGACAGTGAAGTATCTAACTGAAACTGCAAAGCAAATTGCGACCTACCGTAACTAACTTCACGTTCAAGTAAATCAATTTCACTAAACCTGCCTGGGTCAACTGGTTTATTCTTTAAAGCTGCACATTGTTCTTTAACAATAGGGGCAAGCAAATCGCCGTATTTATCTGGCTTGTCTGGGTAACGAGCGGGCCAGATACGGGTAGAAAAACCTTTGTGGAGAAGTTTGTTATAAATTGACTCTTCAGTTTGTGGTGTACCAAGGTACATCACTTCACCGCCAGGTTTAAGGATAGCGTTGTATTCACCAACAGCTGCCAACAGTTTTTCCCGCATCCCTACTGACCAGGACGTAGTAGGGGTCTCAATGTCGTCTGGAATTATTAGATCAGCTCTGGAACCAGTTACCTGGCCAAAGATCCCAACAGCTTTTACGGAAGGGCTTTTATCTGGTTTTGATTGGCGTACATCAAATGCATGTACAGCTGAACGTTGCTCTTCCCGTTGCGGTTCAAGACACCGCAGGATTGGCATGTCACGTATTAACTGTAGACAAAAGGTTGTGAAGTTTTTTGCTTCCTGCCCACTAGCAGAGTTAACCATAATCTTTTGCTGCGGATCAAGGCGTAACTTCCACAAGACAAAAGACGCTGCCATCCATGACTTACCAACACCCCGATAACCCTGGATGATGCGGCGTTTAGGGCCATGCTGCATAAACTCAGCAATGTCTAACTGTATTGGTGTTGGTTCAGGAAGCCCTAAATGCGTCCATACGACACAAAGAAAATACCTGAAGTCGCTTGCAAACGGTTCAGGTAAATCATGCCACGTAGCGATAGGACGACTCAACTTAAAAACTAACCAGCTTGGCTATCAATAACAATAAAGTTGATGGTTAGCGCTTCTGATAAAGAGCCAGCTGTGTTGTTTACAACGCGGTAATCAATAGATCCGTCTTGAGCACAAGCTTCAATGCTGTATGCGTTAGATGTCCCGCCACCACCTTGGTTGCAGATCACAACGTCAGTAGCACTGCAAGCAGTGTTGGTTTGAGTGAACTTAACGACTGCAGAGCTAGCAAGAGCAGCAGCGTGCATGGTGATAACACCTGCCTTGGTGCTAAGCGTTACACCTGTTGTCTTGCTTGTCCCTTGCGTAACAGCACCACAGGCACCAGCACTTACGCCAATGCTTGCAGCTGCTGCTACAGCAATGGTCTCAGGAGTTCTGATGAAATAACCGGCAGGAACAGTAACAGTCATGGTGATTAAGCTGTTTAAGCGCTACGGCGGAACTGCACTACCTTATCAAGATTTGGCAGCTTTGACACTAAATCACCAAAAGGTGTCCCTTCAACAGGTGTAGCTGAAATCTGATTGTCCTTAAGGAATTGACGCAACACATTTAATTCAGATCCACTAATCGTGCCGTCGTCTAAACGTTCCTTCAGCAGTTGCACTAAGCCTGCATGAAGATCAGAGAGCTGCTCATTAATGTCTTTTGGCTTTGGCATGGCTTAAAAGGATCAGGGGGTCAATGTACATCGTTTCGCTTGCCAAGCCTAACGGTTCCTTGCACAACAACCCCCACTTATCCAATAGCCCCACCACGGAACCGTCCACACTCTAAACCACACCAACACCAACACCAAGACCTAAACACTTACTTCCTTAAGTACGTGCCAATTCCTACCCTGTCATAACTGCGCTTGGTGGGGGGGTGTAGGATCTAAGGCTTAGTGCTCCTTAAGCAAAAGGCACCAAGCTACTAAGTCGCTATTCCAACCAGGTTTAGCCAAGGCATCCGACCCCCAAGGGGGGTACCCCCGCCAGGGGGTTGGATCTAACCCACAACAACCCATCGCTAAAAACCACAGCTAAAACCACCTAAACCACTGCTATTACTAGCGGCCCGCCGAGCAGGGGCGAGGCGGAATAACCCCCCCCCACCGTCCCTCTCCTTGATAACCTTTCTTAACAATTAAGAAAAAACAGTAAGAACGAACAAGCCAACCCAGGCCAACCCACGCAGCTTGGGCAGCCCAGGTAGCCCGGTACAGCTTGCTTTTTGTTCCCTAAATCTCTGGGGCTTATACGTAGGGGCTCGGCGGCCTTCACCCCCCTGGGGCCTGGCGCCGTAGGCGTGAATCGCAGGGGGGTAGGGGGGCAGCCGGTCCAATCCTGGCCAACCTTGGGCCAAACAGCCAAGCCAACCCAGGCCCACACAGGATTCTGGGGCCCTTGCGTACCTGTGTCTTAGGCAGTTACGCAAGGCTTGGACAGGCCTGGACAGGCCCCAGGTGGACGCATGACTGCGCGTGTCTGGGGTGCCGCAGCAGGGTTGAGTAAGGTTTTGTTTGGGTGTGGCCGCCCTAGGCAAAATGGCCTGGGGTTGAGCCTGTGGTGTGGGGCTGTATAAGGCACAGGTGGGCGCCGTAGGCGGGCTAGCTGGGGTGGGTTGGGGTGGTAGCTAGGGGGGGCTCTGGTGAGCGCCGTAGGCGGGGCCCAGAGGCGTGGGTGTGGATGCATAGCAAAACCCCTAGCGGCTGTGAAAGCTGCTAGGGGTGGTGGTGTTGTGTGGTGGTGGTGTTGTTGTTGTTAGTCGGGAAGGGGTGTTGGTAGGGGAGTGGTGCGGGGTGTTGCTATGTAGGTAGAGCTTGGGTTGGGCAGGTTGGCTAGGTGTTGTAAGGCAGCAAGCCAGAGCAGTGCTGTTGCTGTGATCAGGGCCAGGAGGTAGCGGTTCATAACAACACCTCGGCAGCTGGTGTGGCTGTGGTGTTGGTGTTGGTGATCAAGTCTGCTGCTGCTCTGGCCTTGCCAAGGACCTTAAACAGGGAACCGGGCTCAGCTTGCAGGATGGCTGCCCACTGCTTGAGATAGGCCGCATGATTAATAAGGCAACAGCCAACCTGTAGCCGGTAACAGATCAAGACAGAGGCCAGCTCTGCCACTAGTTCTTCGATGGCGTAAGGCTTGGACCCTTGGCTGCCGTGTTGTGGCCTGTTGAGCCTTGCCTTGTGGCCAGTGCTATGGGCCTGTTCATGGGCCCAGGTAGCAACAAACGATTCTCGATCGTTAAAGCTCTCAAGTGGTGGCATCCTGATCGCGTCCAGCTGTGGCGAATAGCAAGCAACAGCACCGCCATAGGTGGTGGGAACTAGCCAAGCCTCGAGCACTTGCTCTGCTGCTTCCAACCTCTCGGCTTGTGGCTTGGTGGTGTTGTGGCCTAAAGCGCTGCTGATCGCAGCCTGTAAGGCCAGCTCTGCTGCTTCGTCAACACCTTTGAAGTCTGCTGCATTGAAGACGGCAACAGCTTTGTAAGAGGTCCAGGCCCTAGTCACGTCAACTTCGTTACCTGTTGCGGGGTCCTGTTCTGTTTCGGTGTAGCTGTTGGCTTGCGGTCTAAGGATGCGGCAACAGGTTGACCCTTTCTTGGGCCACCAGTTAAGAGCCTTGGCTTGGGCTGCACCTAACCAAAGGGGCAGGGTATGGCCTTGAATCATGGACCCAAGCTCAAGTAGCAAAGGGTTGCTGCCTGAGTACTCGGCACCTGTGATCAAGTTGCGGTGATTGCCAGAGGTGGCGGTCCACTCCTTACGCCAAGGCGGGAGATCTGCTGATTCCATCAACGCCACTAGATCAGCGGCAAGCTTCTCCTCTGGTGATGGCCCGTCGTATTTGGCCTTGGCCTTGGTGCTGGTTGTTTTGGTCTTGGTGGTGGTGGTAGGCATGGGTTCAAGTGGTGGGGTGGGGTGGGGTGGGGCGTTACTGCACCGAAGAATCAAACCATTCGCAATCAGCAGGGGGGGCCTCTGCTTCAATTGTGAAGATGGGGGCTTCTGGCCAATCAGCAATCACGTGATTAATCCAAGCGATAGCTTGCGCCTTGGTTCTCACAATGTGAGCTAGATCACGCTGGCCGCAATCGTTGGCAACGATGTAGAGAGGGGTGATCACAGGCCCATCCCCGCATCGCTACCGGTGAACTCAGTGCAGGCAGCCAACCATGGGCCGTCGTACAACTTGCCTTCGCATAGATCTAATTCGTGTTCGTAGTCAATCACCTGCTCTTCTGTGTCTGCCATTAGGTCGGCAAAGGTTGCCCAGCCGTCACCTTCGATATCGCCGCAGCCGTCTACTAGGTACCAAAGGAAGGCACCCTCTCGCCTGTCGTATTGGCTGGCCACGGTGTAGCCAGTGGCATCTTCTAGGCGGCTGCTGTAGGCACGGGCTGGGGCTGGCAAATCTTGGCCTTGCTTAAATCTGGCGTCCCTGGAAATGGTTGAAGTCATGGGGTCCTGTGGTGGTGGTGGGTTGTAGGCCTAGCGGTGAAGGGTCACCCCGCTGGCTTCCTAACAAACAATACATCCGGCGAAGGGTGAAGCAACCATCCGCCGGCAAGCTTGGGTGTTTCTTAACAATTGGCCCCGCCCTTGCAAATGGGAACCATTCTCGCCTGCACCTGGGCCTGCACCTGGGCCTGCCGAGGCAACGCGCACGCGCACACGCTTGCCTGCGCCCGCGCCCGCGCCCGCCCGCGCCCGCGCCTGCGCGGGACGCGCGCGTATGAATGTGTAGATTTCGAATGTGTAGATTTCGAACTTTTCCTGCACCTTTGTAGACATGCGGCAGGGGGGTGTGCCATGCTTCCGAAGCAGAGCAATCTGCCCTACCACAACCAAAACATTCACGAAAATGCGAAACCAAAAAAGATTTCAGTCAACCCAATATTTACGCAACTAACCAAAACCTGATTCCTATTAATGCAATGAAACCAAGTACCTATGAACTAATGGATTGCTACAGAACGTGGTGGCAGACAAGCTACGGCAACCCACCAAATAGCCAAGCAACAATCATTGCTGCCGCTTTTGCCGAACATGTGCTGGAGTTATTTGCCAAACAAACTGATGAGGAACCTAATGGAAATTCCTAGTGTTGCTATTTGCACTGTTGCAATAGCGATAAACGAATGGGGCGAATGGGTGGCTGTTGGTTCTAACAACCAACCTAAATATGAAATTGTTGAAGACGCTCATTCAATACTTAATGCTTCCGCCAGCTTTATATCTGATAACGTCCAGACCCATTGGGTGGAAGTCGAACTGCCTTTCCCAACCGTCGCAAAAGGAGTTGTACTAAGTGAATGACAGCCAAGCCATGGCAACGCTAAGGAATGAAATGCTTAATAAGTTAGCTGCTTGCTATCCGTCGCCCTTAGCAGTTAAAGATCTTGAGACCAAATGCCGTATGCCTTTTCTTACTAAAGACAAGGTTTGGTATTCTGATGCTGTAACTGAGCAACTCAGGATCTTAAAAAATGCCAGTTTAATTCGCCCTTTTCATTCAGGTTACGTTTTAACTGAAAGAGGCCGGCAGGATCGCAACGAAGCTGCTCGCTTTATTGACCCAAGACCACCCGAGGCAGCATGACAGGCGAAGATCAATTGATAGAAGACAAGCGGCAATTACTTATTTCCGCTTACACAGATTGCGTTGACGCTGCAATGCAAGCAGAGCATAAAGCATCATTGGCATGGGCTAAATTGCAAAGCTACAACAAACTCTATCCTCACAAAACAAAAAACTCCTAATGACTTTCTCACTGCCTGAAGATCTGCACCCTATTGAATTTGCGCCAACTAAAAACCAAGCCAATAGCAATGGCGAAGTGATGTTTTATGCAGAAGGGTACGGATGGTACTCAGGCCACTTCTCAAGGCCGCACATGCCAAGCACAACGCATTGGACTTTGTTGCCTGATCGCCCGCCAACTACTTTATCAAATGACGCAAGATGCGAAGCAAGCTATCAGGCTTGGGCGGCTGGCCGCGATCTTACGCCTTTAGGCAAAGAATATTTATTGCCTGCGTACAAAGCAGGTTGGTCTGACAGGGTTACAAATGCTAACCGTTGACGACCAATTACAACTTGAGCGTGAGATGTACCAATTAGGTGCTGATCGCCATAAGTTTATGTACGCCAAACGGCAAGAACAAAAGATGGAATCGCTTGGCCATTACGGCCAGGCGATAACTGAAATTGGGATTGAGCCGTTGGCCGAGAAGATTAAAGACGCAGCAGCAAAGATAAAAGCAGGCAAAGCCGGTCCTAATTTTAACTCCTTGCAACCATTGCTGCAGCTAGACCCGTTAAAGATCGCAGCTGTTGCAATGCGTACTTGCGTGGATCAATTAAGCAGCACCGTATCTTTCAACGTACTCGCTAATGATCTGGCCGACAAGTTATGGATTGAAACCATGCTTGATAAGGCTACAGAAACGGAGATGGAATATTTCCTAACCATACGCGGCAGACGCAAAAGAAAAAAGGAAGACATATTAAGGATGAAAAATACTGTTGAATGGACAGGCAGAGAGCGAGTTACAACTGGCAGCTGGCTTGTGCTAAGGGTAATTGAATGCACAGGAATAATACGCATTGAGTTAGAGCGGACGCAAAACAAAACTATTAATATGATACGGCCTACTGATGTAATCGTAAGTTATATCAAGGACGCAATTGCTGCTGGTCAATTGCTATGCCCATTCAGCTTGCCTATGATCATACCGCCGCGGCCATGGAATAAAGATTTAGAAGGCGGTTACTACAGCTACGTGATTAATTCGCAACTCACAAAGGATTACATCTCAGAAATATCTGATCAGGTAACAGGCGATGAACCGTTCATTAAAGCAGCCAACCAACAACAATCAGTGGCATGGCAAATAAACAGCTGGCAATTAGAGCACTTGCAATTTGCTTGGGACAAAGGGTTAGAGATTGGTAAGTTAATACCAAGAGAAGGCTGGCCAATACCTGCTTACCCTAAGCATTTAGAAGAGACTGACCCTGTTGTACGGCAATGGAGATGGGAAGCTAGGCATATACATGAACGTAACGAAAAGACAATTGTTAAACGGGTAGTGATAGCAAAGATGATATGGGTAGCTAACCGCTTTGTGGGTTACAAAAGGATTTACTTCCCTATGCAATTAGATTTTAGAGGTCGATACTATTACCGCCCCCCATTCCTCAACCCACAAGGTAACGACATAGGCCGGAGCCTATTGCAATTCGCTGACGGTAAACCTATAAGCAATGAGTCTGAACTTAACTGGCTGCGTGTGCATGGGGCTAACGTCTTTGGACACGGCAAACTTAACCTGCAGCAACGCATTGATTGGGTTGTGCAAAATGAACAGCAAATAAATTCCTGCGGCCAAAACCCTTGGGTTAATCTTGAGTTCTGGTCTAAAGCAAAAGATCCCTGGCAGTTCCTAGCTTTCTGCCATGCTTACCAAGAATTCTTAGAGCATGGCTACGGCTATGTATGCCAACTGCCTGTAGTACTTGATTGCACCTGCTCTGGCATTCAACACTACTCTGCCCTGCTTAGGTCGGAAAATATGGGCAGGTTAGTAAACTTAGTTAATGCTGAACAGCCTGCTGATATTTATACAACAATTTTGCATAAAGTTCTTGAGCGTTTACGTGAAGACGCAGAGGCAGGTAACGAGCACGCAATAAGCTGGCTGCAATTAAACGTTGACCGAACGTTACTTAAGCCTGTTGTAATGACAGTGCCATATTCAGCCGGTAGATCAAGCCACATAATCCAAGTGCAGCAGTGGGCAATTGAACGCACAACTGATTTGTATGGCAGTACAAACAGCTGGCGCTTCAGAAAAGGTGCGATGAAAGCTATCCATTACTTAACGACAATACTTGTGCGTGAAACTTACAAGGTGGTAGGCCCGGCAATAGCGGCAATGCAATGGTTTAAATCTGTTGGCCGGTTAGCTGGCAAGTCTGGAACGTTGCTGAAATGGGTAAGCCCATCGGGGTTGCCTGTCTTTCACAAATACACAGACAACGAAAGTGAACGCATCCAGCTTAAATATTTGACTGATGTACGCATAAGGGTTCACGCATACATAGGGAAATCATCGTGGAGAGTATTGCGTATGGGCACAGCGTTAAGCCCTAACGTTATCCATTCGTTAGACGCTAGTCACATGGCGTTTACTACCATTGACGCATTCGCTAATGGTGTAACAAACCTTGGCGGTATCCATGATTGTTTTGCTACCACTCCTGCCGAAATGACAGCGTTGCGCAATAGCGTGCGCAATTCATTTAGTGATTTATATAGCAGCAACATTTACGAAAACATAACTGAGCAACTTGTCAGCCAGATACCACCTGAAGTGGCGGACAAAGTTCCGCTACGCCCGTCATTAGGCACACTTGACATTAACTCTGTACGCAACTCCAGCTACTTCATCACATGAACCAATTCAACTTTATTAATTCGGCTAAATTTACCACGCCTTTGCTTACGTTCCAGTACCCAAAGCTGCTGGAACCTGACACAAAGTTTAGCCCTGACGGCAGGTACGAATGCCAAGGTTATTGTTCAGTTGATCAAGGAGCAACGCTCGCTGATCAGCTAGATAAATTCCTTGAAGAGCATAAAGCTTCATTAAAAGCGCAGTCACCTACAACAAAATTCAAGTTGACTGATTTGCCTTGGGGTTACAACGAAACAAATGGCAAGCCAACGTTCTTTGTAAAAACAAAATGCAAAGCTAGCGGCATTGATCGCGAAGGCAAAACGTGGTCACGCAAACCGGTCTTATTTGATGCTCAAGGAAACATTGTCCAGGATCGAGACACACTAGCTGGCATGTGGTCAGGTACTACTGGCCGCATATCTTTCCAGGCCAGCCCGTTTTATACCGCTGCAATTGGCGCAGGCGTAACGCTGCGTTTGTTGGCAGTGCAAATCATTGAACTAAAATCTCAAGGCGGTAGTGGAACTGATCATGGATTCTCAGCCGAAGAAGGATGGACGCCAAGCTCAAGCAAAAAAGCTGAGACAATCCCGTTTAACGGAGAAGCTAGCGTCGAGTTCGACCCGATGGACTTCTAAATTCCGGAGCAAATTTGAAGCAGTAATCGCGGCCTCTCTACTTAAGAGAGGCATGTCGTACACCTACGAAACAACTGGATTGCCGTATCAATTGCAGAATGTGTACACCCCTGATTTCTTTTTAGCTAACGGGGTAATCGTAGAGACTAAAGGTTTGTTTAGCCCAGAAGATAGGCGCAAAATGATTGCGGTTAAACAGCAGCATCCTGATTTAGATATACGGATTTGTTTCATGGATGCCCGCAAGAAATTATCAAAAGCTCCCGCTTCAATTAGCTACGGCCAATGGGCTGATCGCCATGGTTTCATTTGGAGTAGCGGTCGAATACCCATCGAATGGTTAGCTGATGAGCAAGTGCATCCGACATGATCCATGCCCCAAGTGCGGCAGCAAGGACAACCTTGCCGTATATGACGATGGCCATAGCCATTGTTTTGGTTGCGGCCACACTGTTCGTGCGAATGACGGCAAAACCCCACCACCACCAGAGATCTTGCCACCTGTGACTACGCCCTTATTGCCGTTCATAACGGTTAAAGCTTTAAAGACGCGAGGCATTACCAAAGAAACAGCCGCTTTCTTTAATTACGGATACAGCGAATTTCGAAACCAACAGGTGCAGGTATCTGAGTTTCGTAATCAGCAAGGACAGGTAGTAGCTCAACACATCCGGGATAAAGACAAGCGCTTTGCTTGGGTGGGTGACACCAGTTCTATGCAGCTATGGGGCCAACACCTATGGCGGCAAGGCATGGGTCGCGGCGGCTTGTTTGTAGTGGTAACAGAAGGCGAGATTGATGCGATGAGCGTCAGTCAGGTGCAAGGCAACAAGTACCCAGTGGTGTCTTTACCTAACGGGGCACAGTCAGCCAAGAAATATTTGGCCGCTAACCAGCAATGGCTTAGCCAGTTCGATCGGATTATCTTGTGTTTTGACAGCGATGAACCTGGCCAGAAAGCAGCGACTGAAGCCTTGGCAGTATTGCCTTTAGGTAAAGCTGCCATCTGCCATCTGCCTCGCAAAGATGCCAACGAAATGTTGGTCAATGGTGAAGGTGATCTGTTGCGAGATCTGTTATGGAAGGCAACGCCTTCAAGACCTGACGGGATTGTTAATGCCGCTGAGCAATGGGATGAATTAATCAAGCCGCAAGCTGGAGCGGTGTGTGCTTATCTCTGGCCTGAGTTAAATCGTATGACACGCGGCTTTAGAAAAGGAGAGATGCTTACTCTGTGTGCCGGTAGTGGGATTGGCAAGTCTTCTATTTGCAGGGAATGGGCGCATCACTTCTTAGCTAACGGTATGCGGGTGGGGTACATCGCCTTGGAAGAATCGTTAAAGCGTTCCATGCAAGGGATCATTGGGATTGAATTAAACAAACCAATACACCTAGACCCTGGTCTAGTTACACAGGAAGAAATGAAGGCAGGCTTTGACAAAGTGTTTGGCACTGGCCGTTGTTTTCTTTACGACCACTTCGGTTCAATGGACCCTGAACATTTGATTAATAAAATTAGGTACCTAGCTGATGTAGAAGGTGCTGACGTTTGCTTCCTTGATCACCTAACTATTGTCATTAGTGGATTGGCGGAAGTAGACGAGCGGCGGGCTATTGATTTGACATGCACCAAGTTGCGGCAAGTGGTTGAACAAACAGGGATCGGGCTTGTGTTGGTGTCACACCTTAAGCGCCCAGAAGGCCGTAACCATGAAGAAGGTGGGCAAACATCACTGTCTCACTTACGTGGCAGCCATGCCATTGCACAGCTGTCAGACATGGTTATTGGGGCTGAACGCAACCAGCAAGGAGACACTTGCCAACGCAATGAATTGCAACTGCGGGTACTAAAGAACCGCTTTAGCGGGGAGACAGGTACGTGTGACAAGCTGTTGTATGACATGACTACAGGCCGGCTGACCGTACCAATGAGTCAGTACTTTGGCCTTTAACCCACCACACACACCATTATGAAATGCCCTTCTTGCGGTGACGAACCAGGCGTTCGCGCCCGCCATACCCGCACTGATTCAAACAACACTGTTATTAGACGCAGGCATTGCACTGCCTGTGATCACCGTTGGTACACAGCCGAAGTGCCCATACCGGCTGAAGCCGTAATGCATGGATTCACTGAAGGTAAAACCCGTTCTACGTTTGAGCTAAAAGGTTCTGTTCTTTATTCAGGAGATTGCTATGACACTTTTGATTGATGCCGATTGGTTGCTCTATGTGGCTTGCGCTGCTTCTGAGCAAGACATTAGATGGACAGAAGATGTGCACACCCTGCACTCTGAACCCCTTGCGGTGCAAGCATTTATTCAAGGCAAAATTAATCAATGGAAAAAACTAACAGGCCATAGTGATTTGGTTATGTGCTTGTCAGATTATCCAGGGTTTCGTTCTACCTTGTTCCCGGAATACAAGCAAAACCGTTTTGGCCGGCGCAAACCGCTTGCGCTTGCAGCTTCAAGGAAAGCTTTAATAAAGGCTTACCCAAACAAGGTGATACCAAACCTAGAAGGTGACGACGTTATGGGTTTGCTTATGACAGACGGTACTATTAACGACCCGGTAATGGTGGCAGTTGATAAAGACATGCGCACCATTCCAGGCAAGCTATTGGTTAACAACGAACTTGTGTGCACAACAGAGGCGGAAGCCAATTTTAATTGGATGAAGCAAACTTTGACTGGCGATAGCACCGACAATTACCCAGGCATTAAGGGTTGCGGTCCTAAAACTGCAGCAAAATTATTAGAAGGCACCAAAGACTTAGCCCAGATGTGGGCAGCAGTGCTGCGTGCATACGCAAAAGCGGGGCTTGAATCTAATAAAGCGATTCTTAACGCAAGGCTTGCTCGCATCCTGCGCAATGGAGACTACAACTACGCAGACAACGCTGTGCGATTATGGGAGCCGAACACGGATAAGGAGATCCAATCGCATGGATGATCAACTCTGGCCAGCAATTGACGAAGCGTTAATTACAATGCTTGACCGTTTAATCCCAGAACGAAGCCCAGGCATGAGTGACACTGACCGGGAAATTTGGTTTAAAGTTGGGCAACGCCAGGTTGTGCGCATGTTGCGGGCAATCTACGATGAACAGCAACAAGACATCGCGAGTTAACTCATGTGTTTCGGTGGCGCAGCTCCAAAGCCAAATAAAGAAGCGATGCTCTATGAGCAAGCAGCCGCGAACATGCGTCGCAATAATGAAATTGTTGTACAAAGACAGCAAGAAGAAGCAGCGTTAGCACAACGAGCCGCTCAAGAGGCACAAGTAGCGCAGCAACAAGAAGCTTATAGGGCGGACCAAAACCGCATATTGGCAGAGGCCGCAGCGCAACGGGACCAACAAGCCCAAGCGATAGCAGCGCAACAAGCGCAAATACAGCAGCAACAATCTGATTACATGGCTATGCAGCAAAAGCAATACGAACAGCAGCAGGCGTACCAAACGCAACAAAGCGTTGAAAGGCAAGCTACTCAAAGTGCTTACCAACAGCAAATGACGGACTTGGTAAGACAAACGCAAGAAAGTTCAAGTCGGCAACAACAAGAAGCAATGGCAGAGCAGCAAGCTCGATACAAAGAGCAACTACAAATACAAAACGCTCCGCCACCACCACCACCTGCCCCAGTTGCAAGCTCAACCGCCTCAGCTTTAACCGCACCCAACGCAGCCCAGCGAACCGGCGTCGGAACAAGCGCAGCTAAAACACGCCAAGGATTTGGTCGCAGAAAGCTGCGCATTGATAGGGCCGGCGGAGTTGGTGGTTTATCTATCCCTGCCGCCTAATGAACTTAAAACTAACCAGCAACGTAGATCGGCAATCGCATACGGCTGCTGAAATGAAGGACGATGAAGGCGGAATAACCGCAGCTGCTGGATACCAGCGGTTGGTCTCTATGCGTGATGTGTACTTGCAACGGGCAAGGGATTGCAGCAAGGTAACCATCCCTACCTTGATACCTGACTCAGGCGAAAAAGATCGCGGCAGTCTTAAGACCCCGTACCAATCGCTTGGGGCAAGAGGCGTTAATTACTTGGCTAGTAAGTTACTGATTACTCTGTTCCCACCTAATGCTGCGTTTTTTAAGCTGGAGATTGACGATCTTGTCCTACGCTCTACAGAAAATGGGCCACAAATTAAGGCAGAATTTGATAGTGCGTTAGTCAATGTAGAGCACGCAATCATGTCAGCGATGGAGACGGCCAATGGCCGGGCATCTATGCATGAAGCATTTAAACATTTATTGGTTGGCGGCAACGTGCTGCTATACGTAGCGGAAGATGGCTTTCGCGTAATACACCTCAACCGTTATGCGTTAAGCCGTGACCCAATGGGGAACGTCAGTGAGATTGTAGTAGAAGAAGAAGTTTACCCTGAAGTATTGCCTGAAGGGTTTTTAGACGAAGTAAAAAGTCAGGACGATTCTGACAAGGAAGGGTACGCAACTCAAAAAACTTGCAAACTTTATACGCACGTTGAATACGAAGAAGGCAAGGTGCATTGGTATCAGGAAGCTTATGGCAAGGAGATCCCTGATACTCACGGCATGTGTGACGCAGACGTATCACCATGGATACCACTGCGGTTTAACCGTGTAGACGGGGAAGAATACGGCCGTGGTTACGTTGAAGAATATTACGGCGATTTGTTGGCTCTTGAATCGTTATACCAAGCAGTGCTTGAAGGTAGCGCAGCCGCGGCCAAGATTTTATTTCTTGTAAACCCTAACGGCACTACGCGGCCACGGACCTTAGCTAATGCCCCTAACGGTGCAATCATTCAAGGTAATGCTGCTGACGTAACTGTTATCCAAAGTGAAAAAGCGCAAGACTTATCTATTGCGACCAGCATTATTGAGCGGATAGAAGGCCGTCTGCAGTTTGCGTTCCTCCTTAACACTGCCATCCAACGGCCAGGTGAACGGGTAACAGCGCAAGAGATCAGGTACATGAGCCAAGAGTTAGAAGCTGGTATTGGTGGCTTGTATTCAATCCTGACCCAAGAGTTGCAACTGCCGTTAGTGCGTCGCTTAATGCACGTCATGCGCAAACAACGCAAGCTACCGGCTTTCCCCAAAGGCGAAGGAGGTAAAGCTTTAGTTAACCCTAAACCTGTTACCGGCCTTGAAGCCATTGGGCGTGGTGACGACAGAAACAAATTGGTAGACTTCTTAACTACTATTGGCCAAGCATTAGGTCCAGAAGTATTGCAGAAGTACATTAATGTAGACGAAGCGTTGAGGCGTTTAGCCAACAGTGAATCTATCGACACTACCAATTTGGTTAAGACGAAAGATCAACTTGAAAGCGAAGCCGCAGCGGCTAATGAACAGATGCAACAGCAACAGCAGATGAACACTTTGAGCCAAGGCTTGAAGTCTTCTGCATTAGGCAACTTAGTCAAAAACTACACACAAGATGGAGCACCTTATGGCCCGCAGTTCAGTGAGCAAGGAGTCCCTAACCGACTCCCCGACATCGCAAGCCAGCAACAATTACCAGGAGGTGTCCCTCCTGGCCAAGAACTTCCCGGTGGAACCCCACCCCCCCTCGGATGAGATCGTAATTACTGAAGCTAACCCTGCTTTTGTAAGGGCCCCTTGGGTCGCGCCTTTACCTGCACCTGTTGTCACTTACGACAACCCCCAACAAATCACCATTAACTAACCATCGCTACCACCACCATGCCTGAACCCGTAACGATTAAAACGGAAGAGTCCCCAGCTCTATCAGCTGACAACATAGCTTTCCTTGAAGCAGACCAGCAAGAAGATACCGGCGAAGAGGAGAGCCTTCTCGCTGGCAAGTACAAATCTGTTGACGAATTAGAGAAAGCGTACAAGGAGCTGCAGTCTCAATTCAGCAAAAACCGCAACGAACAAAACGTAGAAGAGCCCAGTGATACAGAAGAAGCTGAGCCAGAAGGCGAAGCACAACCTGATAAACGTGGAGCAAAAGAGATCTATGGCGATCTAATTGGCAGCAGGTTGGAAGAAGCGGAGATTGATTTCTCTGACATGAATAGCCGCTGGCAGGAGTCAGGGGAGCTAGCCAAGGAAGATTATGCGCAGCTAAATGAAGCTGGTTTCTCAACCGAAATGGTTGATGCTTACCTGGCTGGCTTGAATTACAAGGCTGCTGCTGATTCTCAAATGAATATGCAGCAAGTCAATGATGTAAAGGCTGTTGTTGGTGGAGAGAAAGAGTACAACGCGATGGTTGAATGGGCTGCCACCAACCTAAGCAAAGACGAAATTGACGCTTACGACAACATTGTTAACACCCAACCGCTGTCAGCAATTAAGCTTGCTGTCGCTGGCATCTACGCCAGATATACTGGCTCGGCTGGTCGTGAGCCCAGACTGTACGGCGGCCGTAAACCTAGTACTGATGGGGATGTATACGAGTCAACAGCACAAGTTGTTGAGGCAATGGGCGATCCTAAATACAAGTCAGACCCTGCATTTAGGAAGAAAGTACAAGCCAAACTAAGCAGATCTAACGTCTTTTAATTTATGGCCCTGGGTTACCAGGGCCTTTCTTTTGCACTATAGTTTGCGCACCTAGACCCACTCACTGATACGACGGCCCGTTGCGACGGACACCCCCAGTGGATGAGGAGTTCAAGGTCGGGGAAACCTAACCCAACAACTCTTGGAAAAAAACAATGGCTGCACCAAATTTTGACGCAACACGCTTAGGTCTAGTTAATAACGCTGGCGGCGGCAGTTTTGCTGGCGACAACGCTATGTTCCTGAAAGTCTGGGCTGGTGAAGTCCTGACTGCCTTCCGTAAGTCCACAGTATTTGAAGCCCTCCACAAAGTTCGCACTATTAGCTCTGGCAAAACTGCACAGTTCCCCATTATTGGTTTGAACTCTGCCAGTTACCACACACCTGGCAACCAAATCATTGGCAACCAACAGAAAGTTGCTGAAGCCACCGTCAACATTGACGACAAGCTGATCAGCTCTGTGTTCCTGCCTGACATTGATGAAGCTAAGAACCACTATGACGTGCGTTCTCAGTTCTCAGCTGAGATGGGTAATGCACTTGCTTACACCTACGACAAAAACGTAGCTGCTGTAATTGCTAAAGCCGCACGTACCGCCACCAACTTCAACACTGATCTCCCCGGCGGCACCCGGATCAAGATTGTTGCTACTTCTAAAGCTGCAATCACTGGCGCCCAACTGGCTACTGCATTATTTGCAGCAGCACAGAAGATGGATGAGAACAACTTGCCTGAAGGTGAGCGTTACTGTTGTCTAGCCCCAGCTGAGTACTACAAGTTAGTACAAGAGACCACTGTTATTAACCGCGATTGGGGCGGCCAAGGCGCTTATGCCGACGGCACCGTTCTTAAGGTGGCTGGCATTGACATTATCAAGTCCAACCATTTGCCTACCACTAACCGCAGTGCAGCAAGTGGTGAGAACAACGCATACGATGCTGACTACACCAAGTCAGTAGCGTTGGTATGGAACCCTATGTGCGCAGGCACCGTTAAGTTGATGGATCTGAAGATGGAAACCACTGGTGGTGACGTTCATGCCTTATGGCAAGGTACGTTCATGGTTGCTTCCATGGCATTAGGCACCGGGATCTTGCGTCCTGATTGCGCTATTGAAATCCACACAGATGTAAGCTGACACCTAATCAATCAAACTTACGGCACAATGGGGGCATTACAGCTCCCATTTTTTTTAGAGGTACTCCATGGCATTAGCTAGGTCTAGCTTTTTAGAAGCCGTCAACCGGGTGCTGCAAATGATGGGGGAAGCCCCAGTCAATAGCCTTAACGGCCAATACGGGTTGGCCCTGCAAGCTCAAGACACGTTGAACGATGTAAGCCGCAGGTTGCAATCAGAAGGATGGTCATTTAATACTGACAGGGAGAAATTACTGCAACGTAATGTAACGACAAATCAAATTGCTCTGGGCCCTAACGTTAGCCGAGTTGTAATTGATAGATTGCGTTACCCCCAAATTGACGTTGCTCAACGTGGAGGGACCCTATACGACAGGCATAACAATACCTATGCGTTTACCGAAGATTTATACGCTGACATCACATTTATCCTGGAATGGGAAGAGTTGCCAGAGTACGCAAGACAATACATAACTGCTAAGGCTGGCCGTCAATTGCAGGAAGCAATCCTTGGCAGTGCTGATCTGAGCAGGATAAACCTAACTGTTGAAGCGGAAGCGAAAGCGTTATTTCTAGACGAAGAAACTGTCGTGAATGACCACAGTATGCTTAGTGGTAATCCCAACCACAGTGGAGTCATAATGACGTATATGCCTGCAGCCGCCCTTCGCCGTCAGTAATCATGCCACTGGTCAGTAGCTCAATTCCTAACCTGATTAACGGGGTAAGCCAGCAACCAGCGGCTTTGCGTCTTGCTTCTCAAGCAGAAGAAGTCGTTAACTGTATGCCAAGCCCAGTTGAAGGATTAAAGAAACGACCACCTTGCTACAACCTTGCCAAAATTATTAGCGGCAATGCCGGCGCAGCTAGGCCTTTTACTCATATTGTTGATCGTGACGGCACAATTAAATACTTAGTATTCATTCAAAGCGGTGCCTTAAAAGTATTTGGATTAGATGGTTCTGTCAAGACCGTCACCGCTACCACTAACTTTAATTACCTTACTGTCGCGGGAGAGCCAAGTTCAGCTTTTAGGGTAGCGTCAATTGCCGACTATACGTTTATTGTTAATCGCGAAAAGACCGCAATTATGGCAGGAACGTTATCAACTGACTGGGGCACCAAGAGTATGGTGTTTATTAAGACAGCTGATTACGCAACAACATATTCCATCACTGTTAACGCAACTACGGTTACAGACACAACTCAGAACTCAGGTGGTAATGCCCCAAGTAACGTAACAATTGCCGCTAACCTCGCGGCTTCGTTGCAGGCGGCTTTAGGCGCAGGCAACTTTACGGTGACAAGTACTGATTACATTGTTCGCATTACCAAGGTAGACGGCGGGGCGTACACACTTAGTTCTAAAGATACCCGTAGCGGCCAGATGACAATAGCAATTAAAGGAACAGTCGACACATTGTCAGACCTACCTACTATTGCTGAACATGGATTTACTGTAGAGATCTTAGGTAGCCAATCCACTGGCTTAGATAATTATTATGTGAAGTTTGAAACCAATACAGGCAGCGGGTTTGGCCATGGCATTTGGCGCGAAACAGTAGCGCCAAACATCCCGTATTTGTTTGATGGGACAACAATGCCGCATGTGTTAATACGCAATGCTAACGATACATTTACCTTTGAAGCTTTCCCCTGGTCAGGCCGGGTAGCTGGTGACGTAGATACTGCCCCTGACCCAAGTTTTGTTGGCAGCAAAATTCAAAACATACAGTTATTTAGGAATCGCTTAGCATTTCTAGCTGACGAAAACGTAATCCTGTCTGCTACTGATTCTTACGACCGCTTTTGGCCGGAGACAGTGCAAACTGTTGTTGACAGCGACCCCATTGATATTGCAACAGGCGGCCAAGAAATCAATTTCCTTGTTAGCAGCCTGGCTTTTGCTAACTCGTTGTTATTATTTAGCCGTCACAGCCAATTCCGGCTGGACACTGGCAACGTTGCTGCAGCTTTAACACCTAGGACAGCCAGTATTTCGGCTCTTACTACTTTTGAAATGCTTGATTCAGTTGACCCTATAGCTTTAGGTCGCACTATTTTCTTTGCTGTACCCAAAGGTGATAACACTGGCGTAAGGGAGTTTTTCCTGCCAGATAGCAGCGGCCCTGCCCCTGTGTCGGAAGAGGTTACGTCTGCTATCCCCCGTTATATTCCAAACAATATATGTGCTATGACCGCGACTGTATCAGAAGAAGGTTTAGTGCTGCTTAGCAAGACTCAACCAAGGCGAGTGTACCTATATAAGTTCTTCTTCCAGGACGACTCTAAGCTACAGTCAGCATGGTCGTATTGGGAAATGGAAGGCGTTAAAGAAATAATTGGCGCTGACATCCTTGACAGTGATTTGTTCCTAAGCGTTCAATATGCCGACGGCGTTTATCTGGAACGTGTCTCACTGCGCCCAGAAACAGTTGATGCTGGCACTAACATTGAGATCTTGCTAGATCGTAAGACAACAGAAGCTAGTTGCACCGTAGCGCTAACAAACCCTGCCGGCCTTGATGTTCAATCAACTATCACTTTGCCGTATCCAATTAATAACACTAGCTCAATGGCGGTTGTAGGGCGCTTCTTTGCAAACAATACAATCCAGCATGGCCAAGTGTTGATCCCTATTAGCCAGACACTGGCAGGTGGGACAGGCGGTAATGGCACCTTGGTAGTAAGAGGCGATTTGACTGCAGCTAAGTTTTTTGTTGGTGAGCTGTACGATCTTCTGTACGAGTTCAGCACCCAGTACATAAAGGAGCAACCACCTGGCGGGGGCATTGCAATTGCAGCAGGGCCTAAATTGCAGTTGCGGACATGGACCATGATATTTGATACCACCTCAGCGTTTGAAATAAAGACCACGCCAAAGGGGCGGGACACTAACACTTACCCTTACAACGCAATAGTGCCTGGCGATAACTCGTTGCTTGGTTCGCCTGGCGTTGCTACCGGTAGGTTTAGAGTGCCGGTAATGACCGAGAACATAAGCGCCGTCATTCAATTGGCAAGCAGCAGCCCATTGCCTTGCCGTTTTCAGTCGGCCGAATGGGAAGGGTTTTATCACACCAGATCACAACGACTATGACCCCACCTCTTAGGCCCACAGTTGTAACTGATATTGCTTGGATAGCAGGCCGAATGAGAGCGGCTGATGTTGCTGAGGTAAAAGCCAATAGCGGGCTTGAACCACGGGTTGGTTTGCTGCATAGCTACATGAAAGGCAAACCATGCATCACAATGGTGTCAAATAGAGGGGAACCATTAGCAATGGGCGGGGTCGTGCCAGACGAATTCAATAGCCGGGTAGGCCAAATATGGTTGCTGGGTACTGATGCGTTGGTGGAAAATACGACTAACCGTATGCGGTTTCTAAGAGGTTGTAGGTCTTGGGTAAATGCTATGCACCGTGAATACGACGTGCTGTGGAATTACATGGACGCTCGTAATGTTGTGCACCGTCGCTGGGTTGAATGGATGGGGTTTACCTTTATTGCAAAACGGCCAGACTGGGGAGTAGAAGGTCGTTTATTTTTGGAGTTTTGCAAGGTGAACCATGTGTGATCCAGTCAGCGTTGGTATTACAAGCACCGTCGTTGGGGGGGGGCTTAACATTGCCGGCCAGGCCAGCTCGTACCAGCAGGCAAAAAGCAATGTCGCTTTTGCTAATGCCCAAGCTGACATGGATTACTTCCAGACGCAGTTAGATGTTGATGCAGCTAACCGCCAAGCGCAACGGCGGTATTTTCAGGCACAGCAAGAAGAAGCTTATGCCAACGCACAAGCAGATCGGCAGTATTTCCAAGCACAGCAAGACACTGCTTACGCTAATGCCAGAGCAGATCAAGATTACTTCCAGGCGCAACAGAACACGGGGTATGTTAACAGCCAAATTAAACAACAGTATTTTCAAACTCAGCAGAATACAAAGTTTGCTAACGCCCAAGCCGAACAACAATACTTTCAGGAAAAAGAAGAGACAGAGTACGCTAATTTTGCTGCTCAACAAGGTTATCAATACCAGCAAATGCAGGCCGCAACTGCACAAAGCTACGAAGATTTACGGTTTAATCAGCAAGAAGCACTAATACAACAGACAAGGTTGATTGCTGATAGCGCTTACGCTAACGAAGTGGGGGCATTGAATCTAAGATTGATGCAAGAGCAAGAAGTTGCGGCACAACAAAGGCAGCAAGCGAACATACAAGCGATGGAAGCTAGCGGTTCCGTAAGAGCTGCTGGCCGAGTTGGGAATTCTATTGAAAGCTTGATTGCTAATTACGAACGCCAGCAAGCGCAATTTGATTTCGTGACCAACCGCAACTTGGCGTTTGCAACAGCTCAAATACAAGAAGAGAAGCGAGGAGCTGCTGCTACTAGAGGTTCCAGGATTGCTAGCCAGCAAGCTTATATCAGGCAGCCTATCCTTGATCCGATGAAACCAATAACAGCGTTAAATCCAATGAAGCCAATACTAGCAATTGAGCCGTTACCGCCGATACTAGCGTTAGATCCACTCAAGCCCATCCAGGGCATGGCGCCAATTAAACCTTTGCGAGCGATGACTCCCATGGCCCCAAGCCCAATATCAGCTCCAATAAAAGGACAAAAACAAGCGGAACCAAGCGCTACACCGTACATATTGGCAGGTGCTGGTGAATTGGTTTCAACTGCTGCGTCTGTTTATAAGCAGTCTCGATAATGGCAAAACTTAGTACCGGTCAAAACTATGGCACCATTCCAGGTTCTGAAACCGCGCAACGTTTAATTGGTGGTCTTGCCCAAGTAGCTAGTGCCGGTGCTTTAGCGCAAGAAGCAATAGCAACGCCTACTCTTAGAGCCCAAGCAAAACCGGTAGATACGTTCCAGACAATTGGAGCACCGACTCTGGGCGGCCCGCCAAAGGCACCTCAGATGGCTGCATTACCTGACTTGCCTCGGGCGCCGGCATTGCCAAGGCCGACTGAGATGCAAGGTGCGCCAAACCTCCCAAGTTTGCCAAGCTTGCCAAACCTGCCGCGACTGCCTGAACTGCCTGGGCTTATAAATTTACCTGAGTTACCAGCGCAAACTAGGTTGCCAGCACAACCTAAGCCAAACCAAGACCTAGCTAATCTTGCTGAAGCGTTATCGTCATTCAACCAAAATTTGCAACAGGTTGGCCGTACATATCAAGAAGTAACGCAACAACAGGAAAAGAAAGCAGCTGATGAAGGCAAGCAAGCTGCCGCGCAATTCTCTGGATTGGGTTACAACAGCTATAAAGAGGCGCTGGCTGCAGCAGAAAAGAATGCGGCAGTAGATCCAGCAAGAGTGGCCGAACTAAATTTATTGAAAACATTAGATCCAAGACGTCAGCGATATTTTAATGAGCAATTAGGCGACTCAAACTTTAAGCAAAGGATGGCAGAAGCTAAACAAATAATTGCATACACAAAAAAATTGCCTGACGGCCGGATCCTAGAGACTGTAGCTGCTAATGACCCAGCACTTATTGAATGGCACCGGAGCTTAGTTGTACCTGCGAATATAACGCCTAAGGCTTTCTTTGAGAATCAAGCTCAATACCAAGCACTTATGGGTTCGGTCAATAGCGATCAAATCGCACGCAATGCTAAATACTCTGACGAGAAACAAATAAATGGATTTAATGTTGGGTTGGGTGGCAGCGTAACAGAACTAGCGTCAGGCACAATTAGTCCTGAAACTTTTGCGTCAAAATTTGGCGCAAGCCTCAGTGCGTTTCAATCAGGGGGGGGCACCCCTGGCCAATACCAAACTGTAAAAGCGACATTAATTCCTAAGCTTGCTGAAATTGCTGTAGCTATAGCAAGTGATAGGCCTGGCCGCGTTCAGATATTAGAAAACCTTACTGGCAATTTAATTAAAGCTCTGCATTTAACACCAGCAGGGCCAAACGGAGAACCGCTTATTACGCAACTTGGCATGTCGCCTGAAGTCGCACAAGTTGAATTGGCTCGGCTTATTAATAAAGGCGTAAATGCTGATAGAGCAGACGCTGACAGAACCGCAGCAACCATTGGGAAAGACGCCGCTGTTAATGACCTAAAGGCAGCTCCAATGGAAACTGCTGGCCAAATAATAGATTCAATTGCGTTTTTAAGAAAGAATGCTGAACAACGTTTTAAAAATAACCCAGAGCAATTAAGCTCATATTTAGCAACGTTGGCGGACGGGTACGCTTCAAAAGCTTTAACAATTATCAAACCTGTACAAGAAGCTAACGCAAGAAAATATGACCAGCGAGACCCGACAACAACAACGCCAGCAAAAGACTTGGCTGAATACGCAAGGGCACAAGAACGCGGTGAGATTAGCCAGGAAGACTATACCCGCTTAGCAAATAGAGCCAACGCAAGGATGGATACCGCTAACAACGCAAACTTTAAAGTTGCGAATCAAAACGAAAAAGATTTAAGAGCAAGGCTTGAAAAAGAATATGAAACATCTGGGTATGGGGACAAAAAGCCTGGCATTAGCCCCGCCGAAAATGTTGAAATTAGCAACCGGATCGGCGAATACCGCAGGCAAACCACTGAGCTTATTCAAAAAGCTAAAGGCGCTGACATAAGTAATGAGTTGAATGATTTGTACCTAAAAGCTACTGCCCCGCAACAGCAAAGGGCGCAAAGGAGAGCACAACAACCAGCTTATGCTTCACCTGAAACTGTAAAGTCTAAATTAGACCGAACATCAGGAGACGTAAAACGTAATTACCGGTCAGGACCGCTATATCCAATGCCAGTTTTTGGAAAACAACTAGATGACATTATGGAGAACAAGCCAATAGACGACTCCACCAAGGAGATTATTAGACGGTTAGGAGTTACACCGTTGGAATATTTTACGCAACAGAATGACCAACACAACCCAGGCAAACCACTCCCTGCCCCAGTGCTGGAAAAATTAAAAGCATTAGATAAAGTCTCCTTGGCGTTGCCTGTAAGTGGAGGAGGTTCCATGGGATTGGGAATGATCACACCTGATATGGCCCGAGCACAACGCCTCTGGAAAGCAATTCAACCTCCAACCCCTCAACCAACCATGTCTAGCCCAAGCTTGCCTGAACCAACAGGTTCCGTGACAGGTAAAGCTGCGTCTATCAGAGAAGCAGCTAGGCAGTTAGGAATAGATCCTATTGCTCTTGCGGCTGTAATACATAAAGAAAGTCAGTTTAGAGCAACTATCATAGGAGGCGCCGGCAATAGATACCAAGGCTTGATCCAATTTGGCCCTACAGAAAGGAGGGATTATGGCTACAGCGACAAGCAAACATTTGAACAGCAAATGCTTGGTCCTGTAGTTAAATTTTTAAAAGCCCGCGGAGTTAAGCCTGGTCATGGAGCGCAAGAGATTTACGCAGCAATCCTTACCGGCAACGTAAGCAACATAGCCAGAGGGGGCCTCGATTGGAAAGACAGCAATGGAACCACAGTTCGCAACTCATTACCTAACCTTACAAAAGGCGTAGATTACAAAGCAGCAGTCCGATTCATGAAAGGTAACTAACCATGCCATACGTTGAAAGCAAAGATCCAACAACCGGTTTAGTCACTAGGGAGTATGTGCTTCCTACAGCTAGTGCAACTCCGGCTGCACCTAAGCCTGCACCTAAGCCTATTGCGGCACCTGCCCCAAAGCCTGCCCCTGTTGCTGCTCCTGCACCGTCTAATAATCCTTTAGCCAATTTGGGCCAAGCTGTACAAACCGGCTTGCAGAGTTTTGCTAAAGATCTAAATGACCGCGGCCAAGAAAGTAGTGCACTTATTGGAGCTGCCCGTGGCTTGACACGCATGGGTTACAGCACCGTGCGTAATACGGCTCAAGAACTAAGCGATGTTGGTACTGAAGCAATTGCCAAAATCCAAGGGAGGCCATCCCCTACATCCGCCAAAAGGCCAGATGCACCATTCCTGGGCATTATGCCCCCGCTGCCTAAAGCTAAAAGCAGTGGCCCTGCTGAGGACCTAGCTGTTGGTATTGGCCAGTTTGCATTGTCTTGGATTCCAGTAGCAAAAGGAGTAGGTCTTGTTGGCAAAGGTTTATCTATGTTGCCTGGCGCTAGCAAGGTTGCAGGTGCAACGCAAGCTGTAACGCAAGCTGTAAAAGCAACTAAGGCAGTCCAGCAAATTAGCAAGGTTCCTGGCGCTGCAATCGTTGGTAAATCAATAGCAGAGAACACACTTACTAAAGCTGCAGCTACTGGTGGCGTAATTGACTTTGCTGCATTTGATCAATACGAAGGACGGCTAACAGATCTGCTTGAGCAGATGGGGCCGTTAAAACATCTAGCTATTGATTACCTAAAGTCTGACCCTAAAGACGTGGGGTTAGACGGCAGGTTTAAAAACGTTCTGGAAGGAGCACTCTTTGGTACTGGGCTTGAAGTCGCATTCCGTACTTTTAAAGCTGTACGAGCAACGAGAGCTGTACAAGGAGCACCAACAGAAGCGCGAAGGGCGGAGTTATTACCTGTAGCGGTAGCGGCTAACAACGATTTAGAGACGGCTGTTATTAGACAACAGACCATACTGCCGCCTATTGCACCGTCGCCGCCTGTAGCACCTCGCCCCGCAGTGCAACCAATGGGG